GACCCCTTGTGGGGTCACTCCTCAAGTTACTTACTTCACCAAGCTCTTGCTTGGATCCACTTCGTATGTTACGACCTATCAGAACATCGGTAATCCCTGCGTCGCCTCATTGGTTGATTGCGACTAACAGTTTAACTGGTGACAGCACACCTCCTTATTTCACTTCTAATTCAGCTTATGCTGAGTTAGAAGAGTATATGGACAGTGATGTTGATCACGGGATCTATGAACTCCATTCTTGTGATCACCTAAAGATTACACGAAAACTTCTAAACCCTACTATTAGGGGAGAAGTGACGTTTAATCCGGCGAATCCCTCGGGTGGAGATTATAGCTGTGACGCTAATCCGCCTTCCACGCAATTTGTGTGGGATGCGAACGCGTTATTAACAGGCCCGTATAGTGCTGGTACGTATTACGGCTCCTTGATGGATCCTGTGAAGGATCTACCAAGTCTGGGTACTTATGACCCCACTGAACAAAGGATTAATATCCCTTTGCCAGAGGACATAAATAGTCTAATCAGCCACGCCATTTCGGCGATGCTGCCTGGACTACGTCCGGTATCGAACATAAGCTTAATCAATTCTATTATAGAATTGAAGGACTTTAGATCGCTACCCCGTTCCCTGCGTAACATCTCGGGTATTAAGTCATCGATGCTCTCTCTCTTTCAAGTTGATTCGAGAGGAGCATTAAGGCTTAAGACCCTTCGACAGTTACTACGTAAAGGCGCCGACGCTTATCTCCAAGCGGAGTTTAACGTCTTGCCCCTACTGTCTGATATCAGTGCGATAAGCACTGCTATTCGGACCGTGAGGAACCAGCTTAGACAGCTAGTTGCTCACGCCGGTAGTCCCCAGAAACGGTATTATACCGTTGACTTAAGGGGTCGTTACAATAACAACTTCTCTAATAACGTCGTTCCGCTTCCTGCAAATTGCAGGCCGCCTTACGTCGCTTGTTCGAGAAATGTTATGTACACTGCCGCATCGTTCAATGCTCAAATGATGTACAACTACACGTTGCCATCATGGATCACAGAGGACAGCCTTATGGCCGCGCTCTTAGATCTCCTTGGTGTTAATCTTAACCCTAGGATAATCTGGAATGCGATTCCATGGTCCTTCGTCGTTGATTGGGTCGCGAATGTAAATTCGTGGCTCGATAATTGGCGAATTCGAAACATTGAACCAGTAGTAAACATACGAGGTTTTAGCTGGAGCGTAAAGGTAGTAAGGTCCGTGAGGACTTCACTAGGTTTTACGTATGCTAATCCCTGTGTGGAGCGTGTCGACTCTTCTTACGTTAGGAGAGTCGGTGATCGTTCTGCACTGTACAGCTCATTAGTAACGAGCGGACTAAACCCGAAAGAGTTTAGTCTTGCTGCGGCTCTGGCGTTTTCACGCTAAGAGTGCAACATACCTAACAAACGCCTGATAGACGTGTTATAGTCTATCTATGAATGCTAAGCAATACATTAAACACGAACGAAGTGAAGGACGCTGCAGCCGCTGAAGTTGAACTTCAGCGGATCAGCTCAAACGAAAGAAAGACGGTGTTTGCCGTGATAACGGAAACACCTAACGCTCCCCACCGCCTCAGTATTTCTCATACTGAGATTGGTGCGGGTGTTGACCTACGAAGACGAAGTGTCGTGCGCGTTGACAAAACTGTCACCGGCAGCGATTCTTCGCCTCACGTGGTGTCTGCCTACGTTGTACTCGATGCGCCCGTAGGGGCGCTGAGTGCAACGACCGAAATCAAGAACGCCTTAGCTGAGTTGTCTAGTTTCTGCTTCACAGCAGCAACTTCAACTTTGCTTTACGACGGTACTGGTAACGGTGCGTCTGCTCTGATCACAGGAGGGTTGTGAACCTTTCCTGCGACCGGAGTCCTTGTGGTCTGTTAACCATACTCGTTATCTGCTGTGCCTTATTGGCACTTGGATACATATCGGGCTGTTCCTTTGAGAAGCTGTCAATGACAGCTGAGAAGGGGCGCTTAACTGCGCCGTCTTCACTCACTGGACCAATCCCGCCATGAGAGTAAGTTAATATGGATTAGGTGACGTGCTCATAGTTGAGCACTATCTTTAGAGTCCCTAGACTGAGAAGTTACCAAAAGGTACTTCGATCTTACGGCACTCACTAATCCGCCTCTTCGTGTCTAGTTCGCACAGTATTGCGCATCTCCGAAAGGTTTACCTTATGGTAGCCATTAAGAGTTCGGATCCGTATATACAGATCTATATCGCCCTACTGTGTGACGTGCAAACGAAACACAGTGAAGTGTTCACTCGATCAGCACTTCGCAAGACTATCCAAAAGGTAGTCAAGCGTCATGCTGAGGAAGGTTCGGGTTTTCTAACGAAAACCCTTCCCCGTCTCGCCAAGGCCCTTGATCGGGCATTGACGGGCGATGTCCCACTGGACTGTACTAAGTTGGCCTTTAAAAGCCTTCCTAGTAGCAAGCTACCGCAATTCTGCGGTGAGCTTTTCCAATGCGTATTCGCGCACGACGGTTGGATTCTTCCAACACCCTGTGATGAATGCGTCAAGTCACTAAGACAGCTCTTGCTGATATATTACAAGCTCGAGCTCCCAAATGATGAGAGACAAGAACAAGAAGTTCTGCAGAAGTTCGAAAGAACAGATGCAGGACTCGCAAGTTGGAACTTGGCGTTCTCTAGAATTAGAGAAGCCATTAACGCAAATCGAAGGTATACTGTGGCAGGAAGCCACGAATATCCTAAGATTGTCCGGTCAGCGAAAATACTTCTCGCGAAGTTATTTGCTGAGTTTGATCCGTATGATATCCACCCTCGTCACGGACCAGGCGCTGTCTCTACCAAAGAGCAGCAATCTGGTAAGTATACGTTTAGGCGGATATCTCCACGAATCGTCGCTTCATATCCTCTGGACGCGTATTTCTACGCATCCGTTGGTCATGTTTGCGATGAACTCGCAGGTAGTGTGCGCCTTTGTGGCCGACCCAGAAATGGGTTATCCACCAGTGCTATCACTATTCCTGGAACGCCTGATTACTACCAAGTTTGCGACGAATGTCGTGTACCTGGATGTAATCGGCCAGAGCTCAAAGAGTCTTCAGCACGAGTTTTACTTGTGCCAAAGGACTCTCGCGGCCCGCGCCTAATATCTTGTGAACCACTGGATTTCCAGTGGATTCAACAAGGCTTAGGCCGTGCATTAGTCCAACATTTGGAGTCCCACCCTTTAACAAGGTGGTCCCTCCATTTCTCAGACCAGTCGCCGAATCAGTCAGGAGCCTCTTTAGGCTCTTTGACCGGTGACTACGCGACCTTAGACCTCAATGAGGCCTCAGATCGTGTGTCTACTGAGTTGGTTCGCCTTCTATTCCCTGAGCCTCTTCTCGAGTGCTTAATGAATAGTCGGTCCCTCTCAACGG